AGCCCCAGCCATGCCGCTGAGCGGATTGCTGATTTGGTTGATCTGCGCCGGCAACTCAGGTCCGCCCGTCCCGGCGGCTTCCAGCCCGGCCCCGCCGGTGGCGCTACGCTGCGACGCGCCGAGCCCTTGCGCTAGCGCGACCATCTGCTCGATCTGTTGTGGCGTGTTCGCGGTTTCAAGCTCGTCCTTCTCGATGTTCGCCGGGTTCAGATTGATCAGTCGCATCAGATGCGTGAGCGTCTTGTGATCGCTGAATCGGAGCACGAAGGGGCGCAACAGCAGCGGGTTGGAGATAACCGACTGCATGAACGCCATCGTCTTCTGGAAGTCCTTGACCTTGGCCAGCGTGGACGACAGGCCATCGACCGTGAAGGCGGTTTCGTTGGCCAACAGCGCAAATCGCTCGGGCGCGGTCATTCGCATGAGCGTCAACGCGATCTCGTTGCCGACCCCCTCGGCGAGATCGGCGATGTCCACCACGTCAAGGTGCTGGAGGATCGTCAGCCACGCCTTGCGCAACAACGGTGTGATGATCGTGTGCTCGGCGTCACCGGCGATCGAATCGAGCGTAACGGCCTGAGATTGCGACATCTCGACGACCTCGGTCGCCTTGACCTGACGGGGCGGCAGAGCGCCCAGCTTGAGTTCGTTCGTCAACGCAGCCGCCGTGAATTCGCGATTGAGCAATTCGTACATGATCATGGCGTCGCGCGGCACTTCGCCGTTCGTGACGGTTTCGAGCACCTTGAGGCCCGCCGGCATGTTCTCGTTGACGATCAGCGTAGTGCCTTGGGGAATGCCACCTGTCACCTGGCCCGCGTCCTCCAGGAACCCGGCGCGCAACTGCCGCGTGCCCCACACTGAGGCAAGCCCGCCGTCGATCATCAGATTGAACAGCTCGTTCAGCGCGGCATTGAGCCCTACGGCCTCGTCGTAAACCGCCTTGTGCCATTGGGAGAACGGCACGCGGATGAGAGGACCGGCGACGAAGGGCGATTCCTGGTGCCAGAACGGATTGGGTTCGGGCGGACGGATCAACACGCTGTCATTCGCGACGGCGGCCACGCAGTTGCGATGAACGACCCGGCCGTTATCGTCCAGGATCGTGCCCCAGAACTCGTCGATCACGATCGGCTTGCGGAACGTCGGGGATGAAACCTGGTCCTGATTGAGTTTGCGCGCCGAACGCTGCGGATCGCGTCCCTCGGACATCGCGCCCTCGATCGCTTCGACGGCGGCGGGATCATACAAGCCCGCCTCGGCGGCTTGCTTGACCTGATACCAGTCGCGTTCGCAACGATGGATTTCGTAGAGTCCCCGACCCCATGGATCAGGGTAGTAGTCCTCGACACGCACCAGATCGGCGCACAAGCGCCAGCGCGTGCCTTCCTCGATCATCAGCCTCGCCTCGGTTTGCACCGGCTGGCCGGTCTCGGGATCGATCGAGAACCCGCCTGGTTCGGCAACGAACTTCCGGTCGGGGAAGGACTGACCGTAGACCTTGAACACCATGATCGATTCGAGCAAGGCGACCTTCAACGCCTCGGCGAAGACCGAACCGAACCGGCGATCCTTGTTGCCCTCGGCCGGCAGACGGTCAAGATACTGCATCAGAATGGCGACGATCGTCTCGGGCCGTACGATCTGAGCCGCCATACGACCGAGTTTGACCGAGAACCAATCGCCCTGCCCGACCAGCGCCCGATTGAACACGGCGACAACCTGCTCCAGCGCCGTCCCGGTTTTCGGGATGAACTCGGCCGACTGGCCCTGGGCCTTGTAGGACCAGTCCTGCTTGCCCTCATAGGCGTCGCGGTTGAGTTGGTTGCGTTTCAGCCGTGTCCGGCGGGCCTGTTCCGCTTCCTGACGACAGGCGCGGATGTACTGAATGACCGACTTGCCATCCGGGATCGGCCGGTCGTCACCGGGCTTTTTCGCTGGCTCGGCCATATTTGGGCCTCGGGATTGTCATGCGATGATACCCGGTTCCCTGGAGACAATCAACGCAACATCCGAGCGCCCGCTCGAATTGGTGCGTCAGAATGGCGCCGCAGGCGCGGCAGATGACGTGTTCGGGCGGTTTGCTCATCGAATTCCTCGCCTGATGGCGTCCCGCATGGCCTGGAGCTTGTACGTCGGCAACGGCACCCTGATCTTGGATACCCCGCTGATCGGTCGGTTCCTGACCGGCTCCTCGTAGCCGATCCAGTAGCCGAGCGCGTCCGAAATATGGGTTCGGCGCGAATAGGTGCTCTTGGCGTTGTAGTCCTTCTTGATCCCGCCGCGCCCGTCGCGAAGCACCTGCTCCAGATCGGCGATCAATTCGATGCAAGCCGGATCGATCTCCAGACGGATCGTGCCCTGCTCATCGCGACAGATGCGATTGACCGCGTTGATCCGATCGGGCACAGCCGGATTGCTCTCGGGCACCTTCATGCGCATGGGCGCGCCATATTGCTTCATGCCCTGGGCGATCAGAGCGTAATCCGACTGCCCGGTCTGACGCGAGCGCCCCTTCGACGTGGCATCGCCGTAGACCCATATCTCGGCGCCGTGGCGGGGCAGGGTTTCATAGAACAACTGCACCATGGAGAAGATGTCGCCCTGGTCCAGCACCAGCTCGCGCCAGACGTGGAACACGCCATCGGGCGAACGATAGCCAACGCCCGTCATCATGGGCTCGACGTTGAAATCCATGAACCAGCAAGCCGGGCGACGCGGATCGGGCGGCGCCTGCTCGCGGACATTGACCATACGATTGAACCCGGAATAGGCCCTGGCGCCCATGAGGCCCGGTAGCCACTCTCCTTCGAGTCGGATGCGTCGCTCTATGCTACCGGGCGGGTACTTGGCTTCGAGACGAGCGATTTCCTCGCGCGGGATATAGGGGTTGTCGTAGATCGACGCCTTGAACAGCTCGATGTCCTTGAGTTCCTTACGCAGCCAGGGTTCGATCATCTTCGGGAACATCCATGACACACCGCCGACCTGCCCCTCAGGCGGCAGAAGGGTGACGGTGCCGAAAACACGCAGGGGTCGCGCGCCGATGCGCAACGTCGCCTCGACGTAAATGTCCTCAGGGTGCTCCTCGTCGAAGTGAATCCAGTCCTTCTCGGCGCCCTGGTATTTTTTGCGTCCCGAGTCCGCCGACTTGAACCCGATGATCGAGCCGTTCTTCAGGATGAGCACCTGGTCCTGAGCGCGCCAGTCGGCAATCTCGCGCTTGGGGATCAGCGGCTCGTGCGAAGCGCCGGGCGGCGCAAAGCCGTTGTCAAAATACTTGGGCTGAATCACGTCACGACTGGTCGGAAAGTCGAGTGCGCTGACCCACCCGGATGTTGAACGATCGCGCACGGAGATGTTCGATCCCTTCGCGCGTACCCAGCGGGCGTTGTCGTTACCGTAGCGCGCGAGAGTCGCGCCGATGTAAGAACCTGCCGAAGATTTGCCTGACCTGTTCGCCGCGATCAGCCACGCCTCCGGCTTGATTCCGCCGAGCACGCAGTTGATGAAGGCTTCTTGCTTCAACGATGGGTGATAGCCACGCAGAGGGTCCTCCGCCATGCGTTCATTGAACGCTTCCTGGAGGAGTACGGCGTCAGCTAGGCGTTCGGAACGGAGGTCTCCCATCGAGCGAACTGTACCACGTCATCCCAGCCTTCGGCATCGAGAACATGCCGGGCGTGAATCGCCTCGGCCACATAACCCGCTTTCTCGAACGCACGCCGCGAGGCGACATTGCGGCGATTGACCCGAGCGACGATCTTATGCGCTCGCAGATGCGTCAGGGTGTACTCGGTCGCACCCTTGATCGCCTCGGTGCCGAGTCCCTGGCCCCACACCGCTCGATCGCCGATCAGAATGCCAAGACACCACAGCCGATAAACCCCCGGCCCCTCTGGGGTCAGCGTAATTGTGCCGATGAATTTGCCTGGAATTTCGCTGGCCAGCGATAATCGGAGAAATTGCCCGTGCGCCGAGCGCACCTTGGCGATACCAGCGAGCAGACTCTGACGATCGTACTCGATGAACTGCGCCGCCATGTGGCGCGTCACGATCGGATCGAACAACCATCCAATGTAGCGCGCACCAACGTCGGCGTCCCTAATCGGCGTCGCTGTTAGTCGTTCGCTCGACCACATTTTCCTTCGATGCCCTCAGTTGCGCCGCGTAATCCGCGATCAAACGGCGCACCACGCGCGAGGCGCCCCATCCCTTGTGCATCGCGATCAGCAATTCCCAATCCCTCCGATCAAGCCACAACGTGCGTTTGACCAGATCGTCACTCACAGCGTGACGTACCTTTGCTGCGGGTATTCGTTGCGCGGCGACTGACGCTGCAACGTGCGCACGAACGGCGCGCGCGTCTGGGGCGGCACGCGCGCCTGATCGACACCCTGATCATTCCGATGGTTGCCCACGTTATCGTCGTGCTTCGGGTACTCGGCCACGATCGCATCGAACTCGGTCGGACTCATATGCGCGAAGTGGAGAAACACCGCAATGTCGGACGGTCGCACATGGTCGTACTTCATCACCATGTCGATACCTTCCTCTCGCGTCATCCGACCATGGCGAATTTCGTTCGATGCGTCGTCAGTCGCCCGACCGTAGCCGAACTTGAGGTACTTCAGGTAATCGTGCAGCCCGTTCGCATGGATGCAGTCGGTCTTGGCGTACAGATTGAACGTGCGATCACGAATCTGCGCTGTCTCGAATCCCATGCGTTCGATCGCGAACTCGGCCTGGCCACGCGCATCCCATGGCAGATAGTTCGACAGGTAGATTCCGCGCACGCCGACGCGCTCGATCTTCTCGTCAGACGGATAGAAGAACGGCGCAAGCTCATAGCGCGTGAACTTGTCGAGCAGCATCTCGGGCTCGATGCCGCGCATCGAGTGCTCCATGCGTTTCTTGCGCGTGAACTCCACCATGTCCTCGGGCTGGTGCATCCCGACAAGCTCGCTGAATCCCTCCTCGCCCCACACGATCAGCGGTACGTCATAGGCGACCGCGACTTGGATCGGATAGGTCATGATGCCCGCGTGGTAATGCCACGTCACGTCGCCAATACGTTTCAGCATCTCGACCGCGAGCTTCATCGCCGTCGCGGGCGCGAGTGTGAAGCGCACAAGGTGACACCCGGTTTTCTCGACGAGGTTCGTCAGATTGCGCACGCCGAGCGGCGTGTTCATCGCGTGATTGAAACAGACGAGCAGCGGGTTCAGCCCCAACTTCTCGCGCACGTACCATACCTGGTAGTGGCTATCCTTGCCGCCCGAGACCGGGATGATGCAATCGTAGGGATTGCCCTTGGCGAACTGCCGCGCCGCGTACAGACGCAACAACTCGCCCAGGTCGCGCTCCAGCGCGCCCCACGGCATGATCGCCCGAGCGATCGTGCGCGCTTCAAACGACCGGCAACCGGAACAGATGCCCTGTTCGTCGATGTAGATCGCGGGACGCGCGTTCTCGGGATAGACGCAACGGAGACAGTATCTCATGCCGGATCGAACTCCTCGACCATGCGCACCGGGAAGCCGGCCTCGTGCAATGCCTTCTTGATCGGTCGCGTCGCGTGCTCGACACGATGGAAGATGTTGCCGGCCGCGAGCGCATCGGCGCCTGCTTTCGCGCCAGCCACGAAATGCTCGGGTTTCGTGGCGCCGCCCATGGCGATTAAGGGTGCGGGGAATCCCTCGCTGCGCACGTATTCGATCAGTCCGATCGCATAGCCTTCGCTCGTCCCGTCACGCTCGACGACGTTGATCATCAACTCACCGACGCCATCGTTGAATGCCTTGGACATGGCATCACGGAATCCGATCGGTGCCCACTCGGTCGCATGGCGTATCAACGGGAAAGGTGCCGCATTATCATGATAAATACTTATGTCGCATGACATGACGAGCGCCTGTGATCCGAACTTGCGCGCGATACCGTCCAACAACCCGTGGTCATAAGCGTGCGTGTTCACGCACACCTGATCGGCGCCATTCTCGATCAGGATGGCCGCGTGATCGACACTTGATATCTTCCCGCCCACGGTCAATGGCACGAAGCACTTGGCACGCGCACGTTCGAGCAGCTTGACGAACATGGGATCGAACTTCACGCGCCCTCGCGTGATGTCCAAGAGCATGATTTGATCCACCCCCCACGTATTCAGGCGATCGATGACGTGATACGCATCGCCGATGCGTGTCGTGATCTTGAACCGGCGCGTCTGGACGACCCAACCATCATCGACCAGCACGACACCGACGACGCGAAGCGCGAGGGTCATGGCCGGTACACATGAGTCAGAATAGGCCGCAGCACGACCGGCACCTTCGATTCAATCGTACCATCCTCGATCTCGCGATCGATCATTCGGGCCACACGATTGTAAGCCTCGGCGATCTCGCCGATCTGTTGGCCGGTATGGGCGAGCGAGAACATGAACTGACCTTGAGTCAGCACGCGGCGCTCGACCATCAAGTCGATCCAGCGTGTGCGGATCACGTCCTTGTCCACGATCGGGTCGGCGAAATCGTCCGGCGAGGGAATGTGCTCGAACTGCATGTGCAGCCAGCATGGTCGCCCCACCACACGCGCCCAACGCACATCCTCGATTTCGTCGAGCAGTGCTCGGCCCAAGCGATCCAGATGCGCCGACACGTCGTGTGTCGCGAGCGCGGCCAGCGTCGCGTTCGCCGCCGCGAGACTCACAGCATTGCCTCCGAACGTCGGCGAGACGAGCACGCGCTGATCCATGATTTCCGAGCGCCCCATCAGCGCCGCGACCGGCACGCCATTGCCCAGCGCCTTCGACAACACGATCAGATCGGGATCGGCTTGCCACTCGGCGCGCGCACCGCCCTTGTGAACACGCGGCCAGGTGATCGATTCATCGAAGATCGTCACGATCCCGCGCTCACGACACCATTCGCACAAGGTCTTCAAATATGCGGGATCGGGTTCCGTGACGCGGAATGGTTCTAGAATCACGGCGGCGGGGCCAAACTCATCCGCGTTCATGCGCCGCACTTGATCCTTCAGCCAATCGAGATTGTTATAGGGCATCGGGTGAACCGAGATGACTTGCGTCGCGCCCGCACTCAACGATGAACCCTGCGCGTACCAATCATGCCAGCCGTGATAACCACAGAAAAACACGACCGACTGCTTCGTCCACGCCCGCGCCAGCCGCACCGCCGCCTGGCACGCCTCCGAGCCCGACGTGAAGAACCGCACGCTCTCCGCCTTCGGGAACACGGCGCCAAGACGATCCGCGACATCCCGCTCAAGAATGTGCGGCCGGGATAGATTCGCGCCACGAGTCGCCACCTCCGTGATCGCACTCGTCACACGCGCGTCCCCGTGTCCCAGGATCGTCGAGCCCAATCCCATCGAGCAATCGATCAGGACACGCCAGTCCTCCAGCGTGATGACCGACCCGACCGCGCTTCGCGCCCGCCCAAGTCCGCTGGGCCACATGTAATCAGACTTGGAGAACGTCTGACCCGGCAACGACAGTTTCACCATCGCCCCGTTGCCTCCAACAACACCCGCGTCGTCGCGAACGCATCATCGAACGAGGGCAGCTCGAACGTATCCGCGACCCCTGAAATCTCCCTCACCCATTCATCCATCATCGTGTTCCAAATGATGTCGTAATCCGGCCGGCATTCCTCCGCGCGCACCAGCCCATTTCGATCGTGAACCGTCATCCGGCAAACCTCGTTCGCCATCAGACCATCGCCATGCCACGCGACCACGCGATCCTTGCACACGACCTCGCAGCCGCGCGATTTCCAGGGGCGAAGATAGTCGAGAGAGATTTGGGAAAAAAAACCACGCTCTCTCGATGGGCCGTGAAAGAGCGTCAGCATGTTCAGATTCTCAGCAGGCATGTCTCGTCGCGGCGATGTGGCGTGCTGAGATTCACCATCAAATACATCCCCCAACAACCACGTCAAATAATCCACCTCATGCGCGCCCGCATCCAGCGTCACCCCCATGTCCGCCACATACGACTTCGCCCAATCCGCGCCCCGCGACTGCTGAATGTCCCGTCCCCAATGCGCTCGCGCGAACAATGGCTTCTCCACATGCGCGCGCAACCATTGAACCCCCGGATGCCAGCGCATGTTCGCCACCACCCGGAACACGCCCTCGGGACGCGGCAACGCCTCCAGCGCGGCACGGGACGCAGCCAGCGGCTTCTCGCAAAGAATGGGAACCTTGGATTC